TGATTTGACGGTTATTAGACAACAGAAATTTTTTATTATTTGTGAGGCTGATGAAGCTTTGATTCAGGATTATGTTATTGTAAATAGAAAGACTGATTTTAATAATATTAAAGAAGGAGATATGGTATCTATAAGACAGGATTTTATCAATCGATATAAAAATGTGCAAGAATCCATCATAAAGGCAATGGATAAGGCATTGGAGCGGGCAATAGGGAACAAGGTAATAGATTTCGAGAAGTGTGAAGACAATTATTTGGACGTCTATCCTCTTATTGGGGCGGTCTTACAGAAGGAGGTAAGGAGAGTACTTGGCGAAAATGCGAATAAGGATATATACCGGAATATGAAAATAAAGGCAACCAAGTACAGAAATGATTACAGGGTATGGTTGGACTATGCCGGGGATTACAGAAATGAAAATATAGAATAACATGAAATATCAAAATTTTATGTGCCCTTATGAGCTTGCGCTAAAGTTGCATGAGTTGGGCGTAAATTCGGAGTCGGAATTTTATTTTGTGAAAGAGATGAAAGGAGGGGGAACCCAGATAGATTCAGTTACGCAAAATACAATGAGGTATTCATATAGAAAAGAAGGAGACCTCATACCGGCTTATATGAGTCATGAACTTGGAGAGATACTACCAAGTATGATAAATATCAGTAAATCAAAAATATGGGATGACTGGTTGCAGTTGACACAGTATTTCCCGAATAGGGATAGTAGATATTACGAAGCCGCCTATGTTCGTTACAATGCCTACGATTCGCCAACAGAAGTGTATAGCGGATTTGGGGAAACAGAGGCGGAGTCAAGGGCGATGCTTCTCTTTGATTTGTTGGAAAAGAAGATATTGACACCTGATGGTTTGAATTTAAAGGAAGTGGATAGGAGAAAGGAATATGAGAACGAATTTGAATAGTACAAGTATGAGAAACACATGTCCAGAATTCCCGCTTTTCGGTGCGAATTATCCAGACGCGACTTGCATAGATGGCATATTGTATGATCTGGATAATGTAGGTGATGATGGTGTTCTAATCAAGCCATTGGAAGAGATCCCATGCCCATTCTGCCGAACAGAGGAGTTTATCAGATACGATCCATTCAATAAAGAGTATAGCATGGATAGTGAAGAGGATATAAGAGATTGGTATATGAGCTATATTAATGAAATGAGAAATAAGTATGGGGGAAAATAAGAAGAAACAAACACCATGCCGGAACTTGAAAGATTGGCATACGAACAAATGAAGGAGGTAAACGATGGAGACAGTAAGATTATCAGATTACTCTTCTTATGATAAAAACAAGGGAGGAATACAAAAATTGCGTCACAAATTCAGGAATCAAATACTTGAATATTGGGGAGAAGATACCGGAATCCTAATAGGAACAACCATGGTATATGAAAGACATTTGTGGAACGAGGAAGTTAAAGTAATATGATTATGGATGATAATAAGATAATGGAAGCGGCTAAGTTAATAGCCAACTCATCAGCGGCCTTGATCGAGGCTATGGGGATGATGAGCGAAAATATCGAGAGAGCTAATAGGGGCGAGTCTTTGGCGTATACCGAGGAGGCCTTTAATAAAGTGGTTATGAATAATGGAATAGATTATAATAGTGTTATGAGTAGAAGTTGGATATGAGAAATGGAGGAGGACTATGGGTAAAGAAGTTAAGATAGATGTAGGATATAAAGATGTGCTAGAAAAATCATTATCAGCCATCCAATATCTAAGAATACATGGATTCTCGACGTACATGGAATCGGAGGGGATTGTAAATAGGATAATGATGTTCAAGGATAAGAATGAGATGAGAGATCAAAAGATCAGATCAATTTAATAGAACTAATTATGACAGTAGAGTATAAGTGTATTGATGTTTACAAGAAGCCGGAGAATCCAATGGAATGGTTGCCGTGTCCACGATGCGGCCTCCGGCCTCTGGTCTGGGAGTTCGATAACGGGAGATTCACGGCGTGCGGGTGCGGAACAGACTGTTATAGTCATTGGAGCGTGCGAGCGGAAAGTATTATGTCGGTCATAAAAAGATCTGATAACGGTAAGTCGGCTGAGGTGTATGATATTGATGAACTTAAAAATAACTGGAATCATTGGGTGAGGACAGGGGAGATACTGTTTACGCCAGGGAATGGGAAATGGTAATATGATTAATAATTTAAGATATGGATCATTATTTGGCTATAATTCAAACGATATTGGATAGATGTGAGAACGACAATACATCTCCTGATATCCATGACATGGAGATAATAAAAATAAATCTATGTAGAATAATTCAGACTCGTTACGGATTAACTCAGTTATGGTTCATTCCGTTGATAGAGAGAATACAGAATGCTTGTTGTAAACATCACAATGACGTTGACATGTCATGGGAAGATTTTGTTAAAAAAATGAGTGAATAGGAGGGATAAATATGGATGAGAACGAAAGAAAGAAGGGTATGAACCAAGGAATATGGCTGGCGGTTCAGGAGCTAGTCTATGCCGGGCGCTGGACGCAGGCCGCAGAGGAACTGGTGTCTTTTTGTGGATTGACCGAGGATGAATGTAGGAAGCTGCAAGAAGAAAGCGAATCATTCAATGATGAGATGATTGAATGGAGAAAATATAATACCCAAGATAACGGATAAACGTGGGATGTCATGGAATCAACCTCATAGGAGGTACATAGAAATCGATGAAGAGTATGCCTTAATGACCAAACAAACCTTTGAGGGTCTTAGGGAATATTCATTGACAATCCCATCAGGGAAATATGAAGGGAAGATGTGGAAGGCTAATAGAGGAGGTACATGGTATCTATATTGGTATGATCATGACGATAATCCGGAGATGATCAAAATAGAGCGAAGAGAAATATTGTTACTTAATTAATACAAAATAATATGGAAGATAGAGTGCAAGAGGCTAAGGAAGAAGGCATAAGACAAGGAATATGGTTATGCATACAAAGATTGGTACATATGGAGCAATACGATATGGAAAAACATTTTATAAGGTCATTTGGATTTGATAGAAATGAGTGTGAGATGCTATTGGACAAGAATGGTTCGGATGATAAAATGGAATCATTTATTATTCAGATGGTATTTAATAAAGGCGATAAGATAATCTTGGATGATATAGGATATCATAAGATAGGATCTATATTTAAATACAATATCGATTCGAAAGAAGTAGAACTGGAGGTGGTTGAATCCAGTGACGCTAGTTGTGAAGGATGCGCATTTAATAATAGTAAGAATTATTACTGTAAGGATACCCATTGTATTGATGT